CGGCGGCCCCACCGCGGCGCTCATCAACGTACAGGCGACGATGGAGCTCGCCGCGAACGACGCCGTAGAATTGGAAATCTTCGTCAATGGCGCGGCGTCCGGGTACATCAAGCAAGCCGTTGCCGGGGAGGGTGGGGGCGCGGCGAATCCGGTGTCGGTGACGTTCGGCGGCGTTGTCGCCCTGCTCACCGGGCCCGTGACGTTCGACGTGCGTATCCGGTCACTGATGGGCAACGCGTCGCCCACCGTAAACTATATGGCACTCTACGCCAGTGCATTACCCGTTCGTTAACGTCAACCGACGAGAGGACTCAAAATGCAATCAGACATGATGCCAAGCAACGTGGACGTAGGTGACGATCACCTGTTCGTTCAGTTTTACATGGGCAGCGTCGAGAACAAGGAAAAGAGCCTGGCGGAAGGGCACCCGATTTTCGAGCCGGTGCCGTTCGTGAAGATCATGGTGCCCGGCGACAAGAACACGATGATCGACACGAGCGTGACGCCGCAGTACAAGCGTCGATTTCAGCGCCTGTGGAATCTGTTCGAGCAGAATCAGACGCAGACGATGGAAGGCTTTCCGATCCGCGATTGGCCGGCGATTACGCGAGCACAGGCCGACGAGCTATTCCATCTCAACATCATCACGGTCGAGCACCTGGCCGGCATCGCGGACGTGTACGGCACCCGCATCATGGGGTTCAACGATCTGAAACGGAAGGCTCAGGCGTATCTCGCGCAAGCGAAAGACTCAGCGTTCGCGGAGAAGGTAAGTGCCGAGAACGCTTCACTGAAAGTCGAGATTGATGCACTGCGCGAACAGATCGCGGTAATCAATCGACGGTTTGAGGAAGCTACCCGTGCCAAGTCTGAACTCGTCAGCACTTGATGTAATCCGCACGGCCGCGGCAGAGATGTCTCTGCAGCAACCGACGTCGGCCGCCGCCAACCCGGAGCTCATCCCGACGCAGCTGTTCGCGCTTTACAACGCGACGGGGCAGATGTTGGTCAAACGTCGCTTCTGGCGCAATCTGTTCGGCGAGGCGACGATCACCTGTGTCGACGGTCAGGGCGCCTATCCCCTGCCCGAGGACTTCGCGCGGCCGCTCTCGCAGACGGAATGGGACACCACGAACCAGTGGCCCATGATCGGGCCGGAAACGCCGCAGCAGTGGCAGTTCCTCAAGTCGGGCATCCTCTCCACCGGGCCGCGCGAGCGGTTCCGGTTGGTGGGGAACACGATCGAAATCTGGCCGATCCCCGGCGCGAACACGGGCGGCGGTGGACTGCCGTTGCCGCTCACCCTTTCCTACTACTACGTGAGCCGCGGGTGGGCGATCGACGGCGACTCGATCAACACGGACCCGCAAGTGCTCGTGCGGAAGAACAAGGCGACAAAGGACATCGACTCCTGCATCTTCGATGACCGACTGATGGTGAGCGGCATCAAGTTCCGGTTCTACGCCGCGAAAGGATTCGACACGACGTCGTTCGCGGCCGATTGGCAGAGCAATCTGGACGACGCGATAGCCCAAGACCAAGGTGGTCCCATCCTCTCACTGGCGCGCAGCCCATCCTTCCCTTTAATAACCATCTACAATATTCCAGACGGCAATTGGCCTGCAAGCTAAGACGGAAACTGGTAAACTCCTGCTTTCAACGGGAGAGCCAGATGGAACGATTCAAGCAGCGAATTTTGAAAAGGTGCGTGGTGAACGAACGAACCGGATGTTGGGAGTGGACCGCAGCCAAGAATAAGTTTGGCTACGGACTACTCGGGTTTGAGACTGATGATGCCCGCGTCGGTGTCACAGTCACGGTCGCGCATCGCCTGTCGTATCAAGCGTTCAAGGGATCAATTCCCACCGGACAGGTCGTGCGGCACAAGTGCCACAACCCTGCGTGCGTCAATCCCGACCACTTAGAAACCGGAACGCAAGCGGACAACATCAAAGACATGATGGACGCCGGGCGGCACCGCAGCACGCCGTCGCGCGGCGAGAAGAACGGTAACGCGAAAATAACCACGGCGCAGGTTGACGAAATCCGTTCGTTATACGTCCGGCAGAACCGGAACGTACCGCGCACGGGGCCGACACTCAAAGACCTCGCCGCCCGCTATGGCCTCGGGGTCACGCAGGTCAGCCGCATCGTCAAGGGCGAAAGTTGGTAATGTGGAAACCGAACCACGCGGAATCATGGAGCGGGTCGCCGTCCTTGAGGCTAAGGTGCGGCTCATCTCTATGGTGCTGAAAGGCACCATCGCCGCGATCGTCGCGATGGTGGTCGGTTACTTCACGAACAAGTAGGAGGTCGCATGAGTTTAGAAGGACTCGTTGGGTTACTCGTCACGATCATCGTGCTCGGTCTGGTGTTCTACCTGCTATGGTGGCTCGTCGGCTATATCGGACTACCTGCGCCGTTCGATAAGGTCGCGCGGGTGCTCATCGGACTCTTTGCCGTCATCCTCATCATCGGACTCCTGTTCGGTGGCATCAACGTCCCGGTGCTGCGTATTCGATGAAAAGTAATCTCGCAATCGTCGCGCGGCAAGTTAGCGGTCTGCGCTCAATCCCCGCCCCCACGGGGGGATTGAACGCGCGCGACTCCTTGATGGACATGCAGCCGAACCAGGCGATCGTCCTCAAGAACATGTTCCCGCAGCGGTACGGCGCGCAGTTGCGCCTCGGGTGGGCGAAGCACGCGCTCCTCGTTGCCCCGGCCCCGATCGAAACGCTGATGAACTACGCCGCCACGACCGGCGTGGAGACTCTGTTCGCCGCCGCCGCCGGCAAGGTGTTCAACGTCACGGCGCAAGACACGGCGCCGGTGGAGGTACTGACCGGGTTCACCAACGCGCGTTGGCAGCACATCCAGATGGGGAACGTGCTCGGCGCGTTCCTCGTCATGGTGAACGGGGCCGACACGCCGCAGAAGTTCAACGGGACGGCGTGGACCAACTGCACGCTCACCGGACTCATCTCCACGGGTCCGGATGTGCCGCTCGACCCCAAGAATCTGATCCACGTTCACCTGGTGCATCGCCGCCTGTGGTTCACCGAGAAGAACAGCACCCGCGCGTGGTATCTGCCGGTCGATGCGGTGGAGGGCGCGCTCAAGAAATTCGACGTCGGTGAAATCTTCCCCCGCGGCGGGTTCCTGCAGTGCATCAAGTCCTGGACGGTGGACTCCGCGGCCGGCAGTGACGATCACATCGTGTTCATCTCGTCCGAGGGCGACATCGCGGTCTACACCGGGTTCAACCCCGACGCCACGGACGGCACGTTCACGCTCGACGGCGTGTACCGCATCGGCGGCACCATCGGCCGGCGCTGTGCCACGAAGTACGGTTCCGACCTGCTCATCCTGTGCGAGGACGGGGTGCTCCCGCTCACGTCCATCCTGGCGCAGTCGAAAGTGCTCGACCCGACGCCGCTCTCCGACATGATCCTGCTCAAGCTGAGTACGGACATGTCAGCGTTCTCGACTCGGTTCGGTTGGCAACTGTGCGTGCATAACCGCGCCAATCAGCTTTACATCAACGTGCCGGACCCGCTCGCGTACCGCCAGTATGTGATGAACACCGTCACCGGGGCGTGGTGCGAGTTCGAGAATTACAACGGCATCTGTTGGGAAATCCACAAGGACGAGGTGTTCTACGGCACGTCCGCCGGCATCGTTGCGCACGGGTGGCTCGGGACGGTGGACGCCTACGACTTCACCACAAAGGCCGGCGGCGCCATCCAGGGCGTGGCGCTGTGCTCATTCTCGTACCTCGGCAAGGGTGCGTACCAGAAGCACATCACGATGGCGCGGGCGACGATCAGCGCGCCCATCCTGCCGCAGTACCGGCTCACGGTGAACGTCGACTTCAAGATTGAGGACGACTCGCCGCCGATCCCACCCGCGACCGAGGACCAGGAACTCTCGCTGTGGAATCAGGCCATTTGGGATCAGTCGAAATGGGCCGTCGCCGCGCGCACGTTCAACCAGTGGGTCGGCGTCGGTGAGATTGGATTCTGCGCCGCGACGTTCTACAAGCTATCGACATCGCGCGGCATGATTTGGGTCGGCACCGACTTGCTGCTCGAGGAAGGACAGGGCGTTCTATGAAGCAGATCGTGGTCGACGCCGAGGAGGTCATGGCACCGTTCATGGAGCGCATGACCGACTCGCATGGGGCGTTCGTTGCCGGCCGCGCGGTCGGTCTGGTCGACATCGACGACGACACCGGCAAGGCCGAGATTCTCGCGTGCGTGTGGTACGAGGGCTACAACGGCCCGAACATGAACATGCACATCGGCGCGCTCCCCGGCCGGCGTTGGATGACGCGCGAGTTCCTGTGGTACGTGTTCCACTACCCGTTCATCGAGTGCGGCGTGAAGCGCGTCACCGGGTTGGTGCCCGCGATGAACTACGACGCAATCCGGTTCGATGAGCACATCGGGTTCAAGCTCGAAGCGACGTTGAAGGACGCGGCGCCTGGCGGCGACCTCCGCATTTACACGATGTTCAAGGACGAGTGCCGTTGGCTCAAACCGCCGCGCGGCGTGGTTCTCCGAAAGGCAAACTGATGGGCCAACAAAGCGGCGGCATGGGCGGGAAAGCGGGCACACCGCCGAACCCGAATTACGGCGGCTCGGGCGGCGTCGACAACTCGAACGGCGTGTACAACGCCGGGGTGCAGTCGAGCGCGCAGTCGGCGCTCGCGTCGCCGACACTGACCCCGCCCGCCGGCGCGACGGGTACGACCGATCCGGCCACGGCGGTCGGCGCGACCGGGGCGACCACGACCGCCAGTGCCACGCTCGCGCCGCAGGGCGGGTACAGTCCGACCACGCCGGGGAACACGAAAGGCCAGGCCGGCGGCAACAAGGCCGGGCAACCGCCGGTGCCGGGGTACCCGACCGCGAACAACACGATGACCACCGACGCCACGCTGGCGGCGAATCAGCGCCCCGCGGAGTACACGGACTACGACGGCAAGGATCACACGGCGGACAAGGCGGCGTGGGACGCCTGGAACGCGAAGCAGAATCAACCGGCGACGACCGCCGCAGCTCCCGCCGGCCTTCCGCCGGGGATGGCCGCACTCGCGCAGAACAAGGCGCAGAGCAAGGGCGGCACGCCGCCATCAGCGCAGGGCGGCATGATCGGCGGCATGGCGAACGCGACCAACCCCGCGAACGCCGGTGCGCCGACCGACTACGCCGCGCAGTCGGGGCGCTTCAACGCGCAGAACGACCCGACCGGCGGATGGGCGAAAATGTATAACCAACAGGCGCAGGGGAAGGCCGCTGCCGCTGCCGCGCCGACTTGGATGAAGAACCTGATGACCGGCGTAGGCGCGGACGGATCAACGAACGAATCCCGCGCCGCTGCCGATCTGGCGGGCAACCCGATCCAGACCAACAAGACGTACACGAATTGGGAGTCGGCGGTGAAGGGCATGACGGGGCAATCTGACCCGTGGAAAGCCCTGGCGGATGCGTACAAGACCGCAGGGGCGGGACAGTCGGCCCAAATGAATCAAGCCAACATCCACCGCGCGTTGCTGAACTCGGGCATCAACAAGGAAACGGCGGACCGGCTGCATGAGATGTTCGCGTCAGGCACCGACCATGCGGGCGCGGCGCGGCGGCTCGGCGTTTCGGACAAGTGGTTGGAGTTCACGGGCGCGAGTCAGGCAGACAAGGACCGGACGAAGGAACTCGCGGATTGGCACAAGGCGAACCCGACCGGCACCGTAGCACCGCCGCCTGGCGCGACGGGCACCGTCACCACGGCGGGAGCAACGGGCGCGACCGGCGCTCCGTTGGTGGGCGGCCGGACCGCGACCACAAGCGGCACCGCGCCGGTCGCCGCCGCCGCCGCCGCGGCAGCGTCGGAAATGCCGCCGGGCATGGATCAGACTAAACTTACGGCGCTAGCGAAATCGTACGGCGTGACGCCGGAAATCGCGTTGCAGATTTACAAGCAGATGCTCGGACAGTCGCAATCGTCCGGCGGCGGCAATTACGGCGGCTCGGGCGGTGGGGCCGGTGGTGATGGTAGCAGTGGCGGTGGAGGAGATGAATAAATGGGCAAGCCCAAAGCACCGGAAACACCGGATTACGTCGGCGCCGCCAAGACTCAGGGCGAGGAGAACCGCGCGGTCTCGAAAGAGGATTGGCTCCGCACGCTCGGCACTCAGTCGGACGCGTACAAGACCACGAGCACGGTCGCGGACCCGAACTCGGTGTCGGGTTACTCCACGACTACGACGCTGAACCCGGCGGATCAGGCGCGACTAGATCAACAGCGCGCGCTCGAGTCGCAACTGCTCGGGGTCGGCGGCAGTACGATTCAACAGATTCGAGACTCGCTCGGCAAAAAGATCGACACGAGCGGGCTTCCCGCGCTCCAGGGCAGTGTCGACTACGAGAAGATGAAACGTGCCGGTATCAAGGGCGATACCGACATCGACACGCAGATGAACCTCGCCGGTCTGCAGGACTTGACCGACCCGGAGCAACTGCGGCAGCAAGCGTCACAACGGGCGTACGACTCGTTCTCCAAGCGTTTCGAGCCCGTCGCCGGCCGGCAGCAGGAGGAAGAACGGACGCGCCTCGCCAACATGGGCGGCGTGACGACCTCGGACGCCGCGCGGCAGCAGATGTCGGACTTGCTGCAGAGTCAGAATGACGCGCGCACGGAAGGCACGTTCGCCGCCGAGAAGTTCGGCCAGGACGCCGCCGCGCAGATTCAGCAGCAGCAACTCGCCAACCGTTCGCAGCAGTACGGCGAGCGTTCGGACGAGTTCGGCGCGGAGAACAAGGCCGTGCAGGACGCGCTCAACTTCAACAACGCCGGCGCGCAACAGGACAACCAGAATGCGGCGGCCAACGCGAACCTCGGCAACGCCACTCGAGCCCAGGGCATTACCGAACAACAGTCGATGCGCGACATGGCGCTGAACGAACTCATGGCAATGCTCTCGGGCACCCAGGTGCAGGGCGGCAACTTCGGCCAACAGCAAGGATCGCAGACGATCGCCGCGCCGCTGTTCCAAGGCGCCCAAGCGCAGGGTGCCGCCGATCAGCAGACGTATCAACAGAAGATGGGCTCGTACAACAACATGATTAAGGGGCTCACGAGCATGGGCGGCGCGGCGATGATGAGCGACCGCCGGCTCAAGTCGGACATCGAGCTCGTCGGGTTCACGCCAGTGCAGGGCATTCCGGTCTAC